CAACCAAATAGCAGAAGAAAATAAAAAAATAAAAGACAGTGGATCTACAGTTAGTAACGATAGCAATTAGTAGCCTTTGTGGCTTCGTCGCGTCCTGGGCCGTACTTAACCAGCGCGTAAAGTCGCTAGAAGATAAGATCGCTAAAAATGACGATCACGATCAGCGCCTAACCAGGCTGGAAACAAAATTGGATATTTTGCTTGAACATTTAATTAAAGAATAATGAAAAAGCTATTTAAAAACTGGAAAACGACATTTTTCGGCTTCGCTACTATTATCGGCGGCGTGGCAGCCATATTAAAAGGCGACCTGGTTACCGGGATCACAACTATCGGCGCCGGCTTGGGCCTTGCTTCGGCCAAAGATTTCGATAAAACAGGGCTGTAATGAATGAAAGGCACAAAAAACTATATTATTGCCCTGGCAATAGTGGGCCTAATCTTACTTACAACTAAAGTGAGCGCAGCGAAAGTAATAGCACAATTTGAGGGCCTGGAGCTAAAAGCCTACCAGGACAGCGCCGGTATTTGGACGATTGGCTACGGCAATACGCGCAACCCTTATACAGGGCTTCCAGTTAAGCAAGGCGACACGATCACTAAAAAAGAAGCCCTGGACTGGCTACGGATCACTACAGCTGCAGTAGAAGCAGACGTAAAGCGCCTGGTAAAAGTACCGATCAATACTAACCAACAGCTGGCACTGGCTAGCCTGGCATTTAATATCGGAACAGGCGCCTTTGCACGATCTACGCTACTAAGGTTACTAAATAGCGGCGCAGAAAAAGCCGCCGTCGCAGCGCAATTTTTACGCTGGAATAAGGTAAAGGGCAAAGAAGTACCAGGGCTAACAAGGCGAAGAAAAGAAGAAAGTAAGCTATTTTTATCTTAATGAATTACGTCGTATTGTATAGCGGCTGGCCTGCACCAGCATTTGTAAATAATAACACACAAGCTAAAAGATTTTTTTTTAATAGTATTTTACCTAATGTTAAACAAGAAATAACTTCCTATTTGAAAAAAGGTGGTTTTGTGTTTGGCGAAGATCTTTATCAAAATATCAGATTAGTTAATACAAAAACACCAATACAAAAACTAATTACTATAAATGTTAATGGAAAAAAAACATTAAAAAAAATAACTACCTATAAAAATGTAAAATGGATCTATTTTGATATTTATTTTGAAGATACTAATAATGACGGTTGTAGTTATATTTTACAACAAATAAAAAAAACTGGATTATTAAATAGAGATCTTTTCATAAAAAATAGGTGCCTTACTTTAATATAATTTATTGCAATACAACATTTTATTCAATCTACTCAATTACATAGTAGATTTTTTTTTGTTTATATGAACTAAAGTGATATAAATTTACAAACGACAAACGACTTTTACTAACCTTAAATCTACGGAACTATGGCAATCCTAAGCGACCGTGCCGCGTACATACGCGAGCTGGAAAACAAAATTAAGACGTTACAATTTTTAGGCAAACACCTGGACGACGCCAGGATTAAAATTGAATTTACCTACAGCTGCGGCAGCCGCGCGCAGGTAGATCAATCACTGATCCCTTTTAATATGGCTATGGAGCTTCGCTTGCTAATCGGCGAAAGCATAGACCACTACCAGCGCACAATTACAAACATATTAACGATACCAGATGAAATTGGCTAAATTCTTACTGGAGCTATTATTTTTAGTTTTAGTATGCCTGCCAGTATTTTGCCTGGCCTATATTCTTATCGAACTATCTTTTTTATTCTATAACCTAAAAAAATCCCTAAAATGGAAAATTACAACCAACCAGCGTTCCCGCCTCAAGTAGCCCAGGACAATTTAGGCCGCATTATTGCGCCAATCCCTGGAATGAGTAAGCTAGAGTATTTTGCTATACAGCTGCTACCTACCTACCTGGAGCTGGGCAAAAAGCACCCGCTAGCAGACAAAGGCGAGCCGATCACACCTATACAGGCTGCGATCATTACTGCAAAAACATTACTTGACCAATTAAACGAAAAGCAAAATGAAAAAGATACTTTACAGATTATTGAATAGCCCTAAATTTTGGCTACTAATCATTTTTACTTTTATGCTATGGCTATCTAGCTACTGGAACTACTAACTAAATGGCAAACGACGTTCGACTAATTACTGCGCTGCTTCACGCCAGGCGATATGACGCTAAAAATAGACCACCTGCGCAAGAGCCTATTTTTACTATCCAGGGCAAAGTAGTGGGCTGCCTGCAGAGCTATATCGTATTTTCGGGCTTGCCTAAGGCCAGCAAGTCAACATTTGTGGGAGCTGCGGCCGCGTCAGCCCTGGTGCCGCCCTTTCAAGGCATTTGGGGTATGAAGTTGCAGCTCCCAGTCAATCGGCCCAGGATCGGCTATTTTGATACTGAAATGAGCAGTTTTGATTTTTACCGGCAAATAGATAAGATAGTAAGCCTGGCCGATAAGCAAAAGTTACCAGATTATTTTGACGCCTATAGTATGCGCGAGGATATGCCCAGCAAGATCCGCATAATGATAGAGCAGTATTTAATCGAAAATAAGGACTGTAGCTGCCTTATTGTAGACGGACTACTGGACTTATGCCTGGACTACAACGATCCAAAAGAAACGCGCCTAGTAACGAACTGGCTAAAAAGGATCACTAAGCAATACGATATTTTGCTAATCGGCGTACTGCACCTGGGTAAAGGCCACGGCGAAACGCTGGGCCACCTGGGTAGCAATACCGATCGCTGGAGCCAATCAACTATGATAGTGGAAAAAAATAAGGAAACGAGCCAGTTCGTCTTAAAGCCTAAATACATAAGAAGCGACGGCGACTTTGAGCCGGTAGCCATAATGAACTACAACGGACGCTGGAGCCAGGTACCTTACATTGAGCCAGCGCCGCAGGTACCTACAAAAAAGAAAAATTAACCTGGGAACAGAGGCAACTGAACAGCAATAACTATGGAAACTACAAAAAATTATGCAAAAATTTTTGCAGAAGAAGAAGCAGACAAAGTTTTACGTTCTTTTTCTTTTTATACTTTAGTTGCTGCATTAGTAAAATTTGGTAAAGAAAATAATATGCAAATAATAATAACAATACAAAATCTTAACCTGGGAACAGAGGCAACTGAACAGCAATAACTATGGAACAGAAAAATAACAGCGGCAGCCTTTACAAAAACACAAAGGACAAGCCCACGCAGCCGGACTACACCGGCACGGCCACCATTGCCGGAAAGCAGTACCGTGTTAGTGGTTGGGTAAACAAGAGTAAGGCCGGAGCTAATTATTTGCGCGTCTTATTTAGCGAACAGCAAGCCCAGGATCTAAACGCGGCGGCTAGCCAGGCCAGTATGCCTATACAGCCAAAAAGCAGCCACGATCTTGTGCCAGACGATCTACCTTTCTAAAAAAAAGCGCCAGGAGCGAAGCTCGACTGGCGCAGACAAACGACTGCGGAACTGGCCGCGAGCCACCTGTATTCAATGCTAAAATAGTACAAAATGAGTAAAAAACTGGAAACAGCGATAGTTTTTTTTAAGCCTGGCACCAAGCGGCCCAGGAAATACCGAAATATCACTAATAGGCTCAAATTTGGCCAATTTTGCGCCAGTTGCGGCGCCTGGTACATTAACTGGTACGATAAGGAAACGGCCAATTTTGAGGGCCGCACGTGGCTTATACGCGATTTTGAGAAAAAGTAGTATATTTATTTTCTCATAAGCAGTTGGTTTAGGGTTTTTTTAAGCAATTCGGCCTGGCGTTTCAACGCCGGGCCTTTTTTGTACCCTTTACAAGACATTACTTTTTTAAGTAAAGGTGAATACAGGTAACAATGTGGATATTTTTAGCTTCAAAAATGTACTATATATCAGTTTTTTTCACTAACTTCGCCGTAGACCGCGCAGCGGCCCTACAGAGCCGCGCGCGGGCTAGGCGAAAAGTTACAAAAAAGGAAAAGTTTTGAAATAGATTTTTTTAATTGACTTTTCAATCTTATTTTCGGTAACGACAAACGACAAGGATCTAAAAGGCCGCAGCACAATGTAAATGCGGAATATCTTACTACTGGTAGGCGGCGCAGCTGCACTGTTTTTTTTATCACGCTATCGCTTCGGACAAAGAGCGATTTTTTCACTGCGATCACTACGCCCAAGCGGCACCTTGTTTGCACCGGTATTTAACGTGGAAATGGCCGTCGCTAACCCTACTAACCAGGCTATAGTCATTAAATCAATTACTGGATCTATAAACGTACAGGGATCAACTGTCGCCAATGTATCAGCGTTCGGCGATCAGCGGGTAGCTGCTAACAGCGAAAGTATTTTGAAGCTGCAGGCAAGGCCCAGCGCTGTCGGTGTGTTTGAAACGGTGCGCGAGCTGTTAAGCCGTCCTATCGGATCAACCAGCGTCAGTTTTACCGGAACGGCTAATGTGGACGGCCTTGTTGTTCCTGTTAGTGAAAGTAAAATGATCTAAGGAATGGACGCAACTACTTTAATGGGTAGGCT